TGTGGTGGCTGTGAGGTGATATCAATATAAATATCAGAGCTTTCCCACCAAATTCTCATTCTCAAAAATGAAATGGGTGAAGCAAGAAGACAAGGAGTTTACTGGTTACTCACAATCCCCCACGCTGACTGGACCCCGTATCTCCCGCCGGGAATCACTTGGATCCGAGGACAATTGGAATCCGGCTCAGACACCGGATACCTTCACTGGCAAATCATTGTGGGCTGCAGCAAGAAGAAATCTCTCCGGGGAATTCAAGAGATCTTTGGAAGAACCTGTCACGCCGAACTTGGCCGATCAGAAGCCGCGGCCGCGTATGTTTGGAAGGAAGACACCCGAGTCGAAGGAACCCAGTTTGAACTTGGAGAAAAGCCCTTCAAGCGAAACTGCGCCACAGATTGGGACCTTATTTGGGAATCAGCACAGCGAGGAGACTTCATGTCCATTCCTGCAGACATTCGAATTCATAGTTATCGGACTCTCCGAGCTATCAGCGCTGACTACGCTAAACCAATTGAAATGGAGCGAACTTGCTATGTTTTCGTTGGTCCAACTGGGACTGGGAAGTCACGACGCGCTTGGAGCGAATCCGGAATGGAGGCTTTCTGTAAAGATCCCAACAGCAAATTCTGGTGCGGTTACAGTGGTCAATCAAGAGTTGTCATCGATGAATTTCGTGGTCGAATCGATGTCTCACACCTACTCCGCTGGCTTGATCGTTACCCGTGCAACGTGGAAATCAAAGGATCAAGTGTCCCACTATGTGCAGAATCCTTTTGGATTACATCCAACTTGGATGTTGATCAATGGTATCCCGAACTGGATGAGCCCACGCTTGCAGCATTGAAACGAAGACTTAAAATAACTCATTTTAGGACTTTACAATAATAAAAATTTTTATTATTCAATCAAGAGGATTAATAATACTGAGAGGATTCTCTTCAAGAACATCTTCAGTACTACCGGCTACTCCAATAGGGAAGAATTTAATAACCTTTGCCGGGATCTTTTGGTCCAACTGTTGAGTATCACCAACTGGATAAGCACCAGGTGGATACTGGAAACCAGCAGACGCAGGACACTTCATCTTGTAAAACATACGTCTTTCAAAAACGATACCACCCTGGCCAACACCTCCTGAAGGGAAACGACCGGCACCAGCCAAAGTAGACGTAACCAAATCAGTATGGCCGACAACAAAAACATTGCGTGTAAACTTGGCATAAGGAATAAGCCAATTTGGAGCTGCAGCAATGTTTTTCATTTGCAATTTCTTATAATCAAGAACATAATCATTAGGCCCTTGCAAGAAATAAGTGTGACTTTGGCCAGGCTGCAACACAACAGTTTCACATTGGGCTTTCCAAAATCGATTAAACTGAGGAGCATCCGTAGGAATACAGTACAAAGTACTAGGAGAGTTACTCAGCGGATTGGCACCAAAAGCGGTTGACATAATCATACCGGTAGACCAATCAGCTAAAGCATCATTAGGCGCAGCGTCAGTGGGTACAACTTTCGGTTGACAAGTGTAAATTTTCAAAGTATATGTACGTTGTGACATATTCTTCATTTCCAACTGCATGGTACTATTGATAACAGTATCCTTTCGAATCCAGTTATTGCTCCAATCATTATTCGGGAACGTTGGCGCTTCAACAGGTACTTGGTCATTGAACAACACGTCTGCAGCATCCACGAATTCCATGGGACCAAAGGCATTCGCGAAATCAATAACAGACTGACTGGTATCTGACGCTGGGGCCGTCATGCGAGCATACGTAACTTTCAGATACGTTCCTTCAATGTCCTCCGCTTCGAGAGCTTGTTTGACCTTCTTCTCAAACAACTTGCTAACACGCACTCTCTTGCGTTTCTTGATTTCAACTCCCTTCTTTCGTTTCAACTTGACTGCTGAGGCGTTACTCCCCACCTTATTGTAAGGGTGAGGCCCCCCGCCGCTAACATTGCGAGCCCTATGCAAACTATACTTCTTTGAAAGCTTGTTAACTTTGGTATAAGGGTGCTTAGTCTTGACGTATTTCCTGTTTCCCGCCATATCGTCCTCGGCCTTTCGCTTATTTCGGGCAAGTGCATAACCCGCACTTGCTCCTTTTATAGCGCCTCGTGCACCATGAGTTATATACCCAAGAGCTCCGCCTGATAATCCACCGGCTAACTCTCTTATTGTTACCATAATAGGATAACTTTTTTTTTAGGTTCTCCGCAATTTGAGAAATTGAGCGTTGAGAACCGTCCCCTGAATGTAATACTGGGTTCTCACTTCGTGAAAACTGATTATTCAGGGGACCCGGGTGAGCGGGCGGGGTTGATGAAGACACCCCCGCGTCCCCTCACGGGGGCCCTCGCGAGGGGCGAATATGTTATTGATGTAGGGCGTAGACCTATGACGGGGTGAGCATTGGCGTATAGTCTAGCATAATATGTGAGCGGGTGAAAATATAGTGATACTATATAGGACCGATCGGCGACCGTATCGGATGTCGGGCCGACAATCGGGAAGGCTGTGTGGTAGGCTGTGTGGTGGCTGTGAGGTGATATCAATATAAATATCAGAGCTTTCCCACCAAATTCTCATTCTCAAAAATGAAATGGGTGAAGCAAGAAGACAAGGAGTTTACTGGTTACTCACAATCCCCC